ACTGGTGACCAAAACCAGAAGCAAAGGTTCGAGAACGATAAGACAGGATACCGCATCGCAACGTCCGTAGGTGGCGCTCTGACAGGTGACGGTGGTGACATCATCTGCATCGATGACCCGCACAACGTGGTAGACAGCGACAGCTCAAAGGTGCGCGAAGGCGTTCTGGAGTGGTGGGACCAAGCCATGCAGACCCGGCTCAACGATCCCCGCACTGGCGCTTTCGTCATCATCATGCAGCGTGTCCATGAGCAAGACCTGACCGGGCATATCCTGTCCAACCAGCTAGGCGATGAGTGGAACCACCTATGCCTGCCTGCCCGATACGAAATCGGACACCCAACGCCAAGCAAGTCATGGCTGGGCTTCTCAGATCCACGCACAAAAGAGGGCGAGCTGCTCTGGCCTGAACGCATCGATGACAAGACGCTAAACACACTGGAGCGCAGCCTTGGCTCCTACGCAGCCGCAGGCCAGCTACAGCAGCGCCCATCACCCAAAGGTGGCGGAATCCTGAAGGCAAGCTGGTGGGTTCCTTGGGAGAAGGAAGACCTGCCCGACATCGAATACGTTCTGCAATCCTACGATACAGCATTCGAGGCAAAAGAAAGCTCCAGCTTCAGCGCCCGTACAACTTGGGGCGTCTTTCAGTACAGAGGCGCAACATGCGCAATTGTGCTAGAAGCATGGTGAGACAAGGTCAGCTATCCTGACCTTCGACGCTTGGCGCAGGAGGCTTATGAAGAGTGGGAACCAGACGCAGTGCTGATCGAAAAAAAGGCGTCAGGTCAGTCATTACTCCAAGATCTGCGGATGGCTGGTGTGCCTGTTTTGGCCTACAGCCCAGACCGCGATAAAGAGGCTCGCGCCCATGCATCAAGCGCACTTTTGGAAGATGGTAGGATTTTCTTCCCTTCTAATAGAAAATGGGCTAAAGATTTAATTGACATATGTGCTGCCTTCCCTGCCCACCCCAACGATGACATCGTTGACACATGCACACAGGCTTGGTTGAGGTTGCGAAAAGGATGGTTTATCGGTCACTCAGAAGATCCTGAAGATGACGATTTTGTAGAAACAAGAAGGATGACGCTCTATGGCTGAACCAGAAAACATTATCCCGTTTGCCGAAGGCGCTCCATCAGACGATCTCATGGTTGAAGAACTTCCAGACGGTGACGTTCTGATCGGTGACCCAGAACTTGATATGATGGAAGAGCTGGAAGACGCAGAGTTTGACCAAAACCTTGCAGAAGTTATCGATGAACGTGAGCTGCTCCGAAAGGCGCAAGAACTTATCGGGTTCTTTGAGAACGACAAAGAAGCCAGATCCGAATGGGAAAACCGCTACAAGCAAGGTCTCAAGACCCTAGATCCAGATGGTGGCCTAGACGAAAGTGAAGATGAACGCGCAACTCGCGGTCTGTCAATCGTCATCCATCCAATGATCGCAGAAGCCGCAACGCAGTTTAACGCTCGCGCAATCGCAGAGCTTTACCCGTCAGGCGGTCCCGTAAAGTCGGTCATTATTGGTGACCCAGACGAAAAGCTCGAAGACCAAGGTCGCCGGGTGCGTGAGTTTATGAACTATCAGATCACGCAAGAGATGCCTGAGTATTTCCCTGATCTTGATCAGATGCTGTTTCACCTCCCACTGATCGGCCACACCTTCAAGAAGGTCTGGTGGGATGCCAACATGGATCGGCAGTGCAGCCAGTTCGTAAAGGCAGAAGACTTTGTGGTCGCCCCAGAAAGCAAAGACCTTTACACATCCCCGCGCTACACGCACATCATTCGGATGCCGAAGAACGACTTCAACCGCTACGTTCAGAACGGCTACTACCTGCCGACAAAATACATTGGCGATTCTTTAGATCCCGCTGATAGCGTGATCGGTGAGATCGAAGGCGTCGATGAATACAGCGATGACAGCCAAGACGATGTAATGACGCTGCTCGAAATGCACGTCTATGATTTGTTCGAGGGTATCGATGGCCAAGAAATGGATAGCGATGAGGCAGACGAAAACGCTGTTGCCATCCCATATGTGATCACAATCGATTATGAAAACCAGAATGTGGTGAGTATTCGCCGCAACTGGCAAGAAGACGATGAAATGAAAAAGCGCCGTGACTGGTTTGTGAGCTACAAGTTCCTGCCCGGTCTAGGCTTCTATGGCTTTGGCCTGTACCACATGATCGGAGGCTTGGGCAAAGCAGCGACTGGATCGCTTCGCGCCCTTCTCGACAGTGCCGCATTCGCCAACATGCAAGGTGGCTTCAAGCTGCGTGGCCGCGTTAATGGCGGCGATATGCAAATCAGCCCCGGCGAATTTGTGGATCTCGACAGCACAGTCGATGACGTGAACAAGGCAATCATGCCGCTGCCGTTCAAGGAACCAAGCAGCTCGCTGTTCAGTTTGCTTGGCTACATTGTTGAGGCAGGCCAGCGTTTTGCCAGCACAGCAGATCTCAATGTAGGTGACGTAAATCCAAACGCCCCAGTCGGATCGACGGTTGCACTGATCGAACAAGGGTCGAAGGCATTTAGTGCGATCCATAAGCGGTTGCATTATGCACAGGGCCAAGAGTTTAAACTACTCGCAAAGCTAAACGCGGAAAACTTGCCTGATGAGTTTACCTTCGCCCAAGCTGGATCTTCTGATGTTATCTATCGTCAAGACTTCGATGATCGCATCGACATCGTACCAGTGTCAGATCCTAACATCTTCTCGACAGCCCAGCGCATTGCGCAGGCACAAGCTGTTTTGGAAATGGCTCGATCAGCTCCGCAGCTCCATGATTTGTATGAGGCATACAAGCGGATGTACGAGGCGATCCGCATTCCGAATATTGATGAGATCCTGAAGAAGCCTGAAGAGGCGGTTCAGATGGACCCAATCGATGAGAACATGAGCGTGATGTATGGCAAGCCAATCCGCGCTTTCCCAGAGCAGGACCATGAGGCGCACATTGCGGTTCACATGCAGTTCTTGCAAGATCCATCCTTGGCAGGCAATCCCGGTGCAAAACAAATGCAGCCTATTTTGATTGCTCACATCGCAGAGCATATTGCGCTTTTGTATCGCCAGCGCATGGAGGCCAGTGTAAATATCCCACTGCCACCACTGCCAGACTTCAAAGAGTTGAAGGTCAAATTCAACGATGTAGATCCAGAGCAAGATCGCCTAATCAGTCAACGTGCAGCGCAAGTTGTGGCAGCATCTCCGCAAATGAAGCAGATCGAAGCACTGCGGGGCATGGGACAAAAGGGCGGTCAGCAAGGAAACCCATTGCAATATGCGCAAGAACTAGCAAAACTGGAGACAGAAGCTCTGAAAGCGAGAACGCAGGCTCAGATCCAATCGGATCAAGCCAAGGCGCAATCAAACATTCAGATCAAACAAGCAGAGGCGCGGCAAGATATGGAGATCGAAGCAGCCAAGGCGCAAGCCGATATGCAGGCCAAGATCACCAAACTGGAGGCAGAGTTGCAGCTTGAGAGAGAAAAGAATGCAGCTAAAATTCAGATGGAGGCTATGAAGAATGTACCCCCCACAGTATAGATTGCCTCCCATCAATCCTGCTGCCTTCGGCGGTCTACCGCAGCAGGGTCCACAGGGTGGCCCTCCAATGTCCCCTCCCAACAATGTTGGGGGGCCACAGGCTCAACCGCCTATGGATATGAGTAAATACTTAATGAATAAAGTGGCTGAGATCCGCGAAAGAATGGGTGCGGGTGATATGGGTGCGCTGAGTGCAATTGCAGATGCAATGCCACAGCCGCAAATGAATGTGGCGGCACAGCCTGCACCACAGCCTCCAGTACAACAACAGCAAGCGAGGATGGCATAATGTGTTTTGGCGGTGGCGGTAGCAGCAGCAGTAGTAGTAGCAATGACAACGATAGCAGTAGCAGCGGCAACAGCTTTACTGAAACGCTGGCAAACATATTTACGCCAAACGATGGCGCATCTTATGTAAATGGTAATCTTGTTGATGATGCTACTGGCGCATCAATCTCTGCTGGTGGAACAACATCCACAGGCAATGTTATTTCTGGAAGAGCCAATACCACCAGCAACGATGATAACAACAGGCCAGCTCCTGCGACAGTAACAGCCACTGAACCAGCAACAGCCACGCAACCAGCGACAGCGACAACTACTGGTGCTTTGCCAGCAGATACAACGCCTCGCCCGACATCAACAGCGGGTGTTTCAAACAGCGCAAGAGAAAATTTTGCAAACTTACTCACGCCATTTGATGGCGCATCTTACGTCAATGGTCAGTTAGTTGATGATAAAACTGGAGCATCTTTGACAGGTGGCGGTTACTCTTCAACAGGTGATTACATTTACGGCGTTTCAGATGATTCTAGCAACAATGTACTAGACACAACTGGGATGGATTCAGACGAAATTTCAGTGGCAACAGCCCAGCAGCAAATGCAAGAAGATATACCTCCGGGCGATCTGGCTTATTTTGCGTCATTCTTGCCGGGTATGATTAGCCCCATGTTCGGAGGCATTCTTGGCGAGAAAATGTTATCGGGTGGAATTGAGGACAGAAAGTCAATTATTGATCAGCAAGTTGCTGCCTTAGAAATGGGAGCCACACCGCAGTTCGATGCCCAAGGAAACTATATTGGATTTGATAATTCAACTATGTCTACGTTTGGGGAACAGGTCTTGGGCGCAGATGACATTATGGCATTTTTGCCTCCCGGTCCAAACAATCCATCTTACAAAGCAGATGCTAATCAAGATGGCATAGATGACTATGATCGATTTAGAACTGTTTATGATGCCCAAAGCACCGCTGCTGCCGCAGATCCAACTGGCATGAGTACAGAAGGTGGGTTTGTCACAAGTGGTGGTGATGAGTATTATATTCAGGGCGATGGCAGCGTTGATATGATTGCCAACAATATTGTCCCATACAATGATGCTGCGAGTGGATCTACTGTAAACCAAGTTTATGG